ATGCAGAACACGACAGAGCTAATTGGCATTCTGCAGGCAATCAGTATTGTGGCAAAAAGTCTGGCGCTGAAGCTGATGCAGATTGAGAAGGATGTGGCGGCATATGAGTCTGACGCGGGGATTGCGGCAGGTAAAAGAAAGACCAAGAAAGGGTGGAAATGAGATGAGGAAAAAGATATTTATCTGCAGCCCTTTCCGTGGGGATGCGGAAGGGAACAGCGCAAAGGCGGCTGAGTACTGCCGGAGGGCGTATGAAGAGGGGCATCTTCCCATTGCGCCGCATCTGCTGTTTCCGAAGTTTTTGAATGAGGACAGTTTAGAGGAACGGGCAGACGGGATTGCCATGGGGCTGGAGTTGCTGCTTGGATGTGACGAGATGTGGGTGTTCGGGGAGGCTACCGAGGGTATGGAACAGGAAATCCGGTTTGCAGTGGAGCATGGCATCCACATCTGGTTTAAGGAAGATGCGGAAGGAGGCAGCGTGGTATGAAGCTGGTAATGGTTGTGACGAAACTGACGGGAAATGAGGAGAATGACCGGGCGAGGGCGCAGGAATATTGCCGCTATGCTGCCCACAAGGGTGTGATTCCGGTCAGTGCTTATCTGAACTTTCATGGGATGTTCTTGGACGAGCTTGGCGGTGCAGTGGAGCATGTGTTGGCTGCCCGGCTGGCAAAGCGGGTGGATGAGATTTGGGTGTTTGGGAATGAGACGGATGAGAAGAAGCAGAGGCGGATGGAAGATGCCTGCCGGGAGTACGGCGGCAGAGCGAAGTATTTTGACGCAAGGGAGATAGGGGAGGACTTGCTGCTCTGTACCATGTTTTCTGAGGAACTGATTGAGAAGCTGGAGGAAATGGAGGAATTTTAGATGGGAAGCGAATTGTTGAAGATGGCGGACGGGTTTGCTTTGGTTGCGGATAGCCTGCGGGAGTTGGCGAGACAGGCTGTGGAAGAAGCAGAGGCGGAGACGAAACAGGAGGGCAGAACAGAGAAGGGCATAGCAGATAAGAACACAGCCGAAGTAAAGGCAAATAAGAAAAAAGAGGAACAGAAGGTGGCTGTGGAGGATATCCGTGTGGTTCTGGCGGAGAAGTCACAGGAGGGAAAAACTAAGGAAATTAAGGAACTGTTGGGAAAATACGGGGCGGCAAAGCTGTCCGCCGTGGAGGAGAAGGATTATCCGGCGCTGCTTGCAGAAGCGAAGGTGCTGTGATGGGGAGACATGCGCTGTTATCTGCTTCTTCCTCCAAGCGGTGGCTGAACTGTACACCGTCCGCAAGACTGGAGGAGCAGTTTACGAGAGATACGGGGAGTGTGTATGCGGAGGAAGGCACTGCCGCCCATGCCCTGGCGGAGCATAAGCTGAAACGGCTGTTGAAGCGGCGTTCCAAGCGTCCGGTGTCGGATTATGACTGTGACGAAATGGAAGAATGTACGGATGAATATGCGGCCTATGCCATGGAGCAGATTGAACTGGCGAGGCAGAACTGCAAAGATCCCATCGTGCTGATTGAACAGCACCTGGACTATTCGGCCTATGTGCCGGAAGGGTTTGGCACCGGGGATTTGGTGATTGTTGCGGACGGGGCTTTGACGGTCATTGACCTGAAATACGGGAAGGGCGTTGCTGTAGAAGCAGAGTGGAATCCGCAGATGATGCTGTACGGGCTGGGAGCGTTGGAGTTGTTTGATGCCATTTATGATATTGATACAGTGCGGATGACGATTTACCAGCCGAGACTGGAGAGTGTCAGTACCTGGGAAATTTCTGTTTCTGGCTTGATGGAGTGGGTGGAAACGGAATTAAGGCCGAAGGCTGCGCTTGCCATCAACGGCGAGGGTGAGTTTCGGTGCGGCTCCTGGTGCCGGTTCTGTAAGGCGAAGAATACCTGCAGGGCGAGGGCGGAGGAATACCTGAAGCTGGCGCAGATGGAGTTTCGGGCTCCGGCTCTGCTGTCGGATGAGGAGATTGCGGAAGTTTTGAAGGTTGCGGATGACCTCGCCAAGTGGGCGGCGGATGTGTATGCCTTTGCCACGGATGAGGCAATCACCCATGGGAAGCAGTGGGCAGGCTTCAAACTGGTGGAAGGCCGGAGCAACCGGAAGTATACGGATGAGGAGGAAGTGGCGGAGGCGGCGAAGGCTGCCGGGTATACGGATATTTATAAGAGCACTTTGGTGGGTATCACGGAGATGGAAAAGCTGATGGGTAAGAAGAAGTTTTCGGAGGTGCTTGGGAAGCTGGTGTACAAGCCACAGGGAAAGATTACCCTGGTGACGGAATCGGATAAGAGGGAAGCAGTGATGACAGCAACCGCAGAGGCGGATTTTAAGGAGGAAGCAAGACCATGAACCATGAAAGTATGAACCTGACAAAAGTAATCGTACCGTGTAGATTTTCTTATCTGCACTGTTGGGAGCCGAATGCGGTGAATGGCGGGGACCCGAAGTATTCCGTGTCTGCAATCATCCCGAAGTCGGATACAGAGACCGTGGAGAAGATTAAGAGGGCCATTGAACAGGCGAAGAAAGATTCCGTTTCCAAGTGGGGCGGGAAGGTTCCGGCGAATTTGAAACTTCCTTTGAGAGACGGGGATATCGACCGCCCGGAGGATGAAGCCTATGCGGACAGTTATTTCTTTAATGCCAACAGCAGGCAGGCTCCGCAGGTGGTGGATAAGAACGTGCAGCCCATTCTTGACCAGTCAGAGGTGTATTCCGGGTGTTATGGCAGGATCAGTGTGAACTTCTATGGGTTCAATAATAATGGGAACCGTGGGATTGCGGCAGGGCTGGGGAATATCCAGAAGTTGCGTGACGGGGAATCCCTGGGCGGAAGGAGCAATGCGGAGGAAGATTTTGATGCTGTGGCGGATGAGGATGATTTCCTTGGATAAATTTATGGGGCGGCGGGGGACTGCCGCCCATTCTCCAAAGTGCCGAAGAAAGGAGTCCTGCCATGGGAAGGATTTTAGAGATTGATATTGAGACATACAGCGATGTGGATTTGATAAAGTGCGGGGTTTATGCTTATGTGGACAGCCCTGCTTTTGAAGTGTTGCTGTTTGCCTATTCTTTTGACGGTGGGGAAACGAAGGTGATAGATTTGGCGCAGGGGGAGGAACTGCCGGGAGAAGTGATGGAGGCTGTGTTTGATGAGGCTGTGGTGAAGACGGCATTTAATGCAAACTTTGAGAGGATATGCCTTTCTAAGCACTTCGGGAAACAGCTATCCCCGGAGAGTTGGCATTGCAGCGCGGTACAAGCGGCCATGCTTGCCCTGCCACGTTCTTTAGAGGAAGTAGGGGCTGTGCTTGGGCTGGAACAGCAGAAGATGAAAGAAGGAAAGGATTTAATCCGGTATTTCTGTATGCCGTGTAAGCCTACTAAAGCCAATGGCGGGAGGACACGGAACCTGCCCTGCCATGCGCCAGAAAAGTGGGGGCTGTTTAAGGCTTACTGTATCCGGGACGTGGATGTGGAGAAAGGGATACGGAAGAAGCTGCAGCATTTTCCGATTTCTGAAAGTGAGATGGAAATGTACCGCCTGGACCAGAAAATCAATGACAGGGGCGTATTGGTGGACAAGAAGTTAGTACAACAGGCGGTGTCCTGCGACCTGCTGTATAAGGATATCGTGACGAAGCGGGCGTATGAACTGACCGGGCTGGAAAATCCCAATTCCGTGGCGCAGATAAAGTCATGGCTGGGAGAAAACGGCGTGGAGATGGAAAGCCTGTCGAAAAAGGCGGTGGCCGGGCTGATTGAAGAATCGGATGGGGAAGTGCAGGAGCTTCTAAGGCTCCGGCTTCTGATGGCGAAGACATCTGTGAAGAAGTATGAGGCCATGGAGAGGTCTGTCTGTTCGGACGGGCGGGTGCATGGCTTATTGCAGTTTTACGGAGCCAACAGAACAGGCCGGTGGGCAGGGAGATTGGTGCAGGTGCAGAATCTGCCCCAGAACCATATCCCGGACTTGGAGCTGGCGAGAAGCCTGGTGAAAGAGGGGCGGTTTGAGGATGTGGAGCTGCTTTATGATTCCACACCGAATGTGCTGTCGGAGCTTATCCGTACCGCTTTTATCCCGAAGCCGGGCTGCCGCTTTGTGGTGGCGGATTTTTCTGCCATTGAAGCGAGGGTGCTGGCATGGCTGTCCGGGGAGAAGTGGAGGCTGGAGGTGTTTGCTTCCCACGGGAAAATCTATGAGGCTTCGGCATCCGCCATGTTCCATGTGCCAATAGAGGAGGTGACGAAAGGCTCACCGCTCAGGCAGAAAGGGAAGATTTCAGAACTGGCCTTGGGATATGGCGGATCAGTAGGGGCATTGACTTCCATGGGCGCTTTGGAGATGGGACTGGCAGAAATGGAACTTGCTCCGTTGGTATCCACATGGAGGAATGCCAATCCCCATATCACGCAGTTCTGGTGGGATGTGGATGCGGCGGCCATAAAAGCGGTCACGGAGAAAAAGAAAACGAGGGCGGGGAGAATTACTTTTCAATATAAGAGCGGGATTCTGTTTGTGGAGCTGCCGTCCGGGAGGAAGCTGTCCTATGTGAAGCCCAGGATGGCACTGAATAAATTTGGCAGGAACGGGCTGACCTATGAGGGGATTGCGGAGAACAAGAAATGGAGCCGGATTGAGACTTACGGTCCGAAGCTGGTGGAGAATATCGTGCAGGGCACGGCAAGGGATCTGCTGGCGGAGGCCATGCTCCGGGTGGAGGAAAACGACTATCCTATTGTCATGCACTGCCATGACGAGATCATAGCAGAGGTGCCGGAGGGAACCGGCTCCGTGGAAGAAATGTGTGCGGTCATGGCAGTGCAGCCGGAGTGGGCGGATGGGCTTCCGCTCCGGGCAGACGGTTATGAGTGTGCTTTTTATAAAAAGGAATAGGAGGCAGGGTTTTATGAAGCTGTTTATTTCAACAGGGAATTCACGGATGGAGAAGCGGTGGAACGGCAGGGAGATGGAGCTGGAAGAATTTATCGGGCGTATCTCCACGACAATCCGCACATCGGAGACGGTGGAGCAGTACCGGAAGCTGTCCAAGGCGAAGCAGGATGACATCAAGGACGTGGGAGGCTTTGTGCTGGGGAAGCTGAAGGGCGGCAGGAGGAAGAAGGACTGCGTGGTGTTCCGGTCTGCACTGACGCTGGATATGGATTATGCCACAGCGGACATCCCGGAGCAGATGGATCTGTTCTTTGATTTCCGCTGCCTTATCTATTCCACCCATAAGCACACGCCGGAGAATCCCAGGCTCCGGCTGATTATCCCGCTGTCCAGGACGGTATCGCCGGATGAGTATACGGCAGCGGCGAGGAAGATGGCGGAGGATATCGGCATAGAGCTGTTTGACGATACCACTTATGAGCCGAGTCGCCTGATGTACTGGCCTTCTACTTCTGCGGACGGGGAGTTTGTGTTCCGGGATATCGAGGGGGAAATCCTGGCCCCGGATACAATACTGTCCCGTTACAAAGACTGGAGGGATTCTTCGGAGTGGCCGGTGAGCAGCCGCCAGCGGGCAGTGGTGCAGAGGGAAATAAAGAAGCAGGCGGACCCGCTGGAGAAGGACGGGGTAGTCGGGGCGTTCTGCCGGACGTATGGAATAGAGGAGGCGGTTGCGGCTTTTCTGCCGGAGGTGTACCAGCCAAGCGCCATGCCGGGAAGGTTTGATTATATCCCGGCGGACTCCCAGGCGGGTGTGGTGGTTTATGAGGGGAAGTTTGCTTATTCCCACCATGCCACGGACCCGGCCTGCGGGAAGCTGATGAATGCGTTTGACATGGTAAGGATTCATAAATTCGGGGAACTGGACAGCCGCTCATTCGAGGATACGGACCCTGCAAAGCTGCCTTCTTTTAAGGCAATGAGCGAGTTTGCAGTAAATGATGAGAAGGTGAAACGCCAGTTGATGAGAGAACGGGAGGAATCCGCACAGGCAGAGTTTTCACACGAAGAATGGCAGTCTGCTCTGGAACTGGACCGTCAGGGGAGGGTAAAGGATACGCTGGACAATCTGGTGACAGCTATAAAGTATGATGAACGGTTACAATCCATTGCGTTCAATCTCCACCGGGACGGTATTGACGCAGGGAAGGGGCTGCCATGGAAGCAGATCAAGCCGGGATGGAACGATTCTGATTTTGCATCCCTAAAAGTGTACCTGAATAAAGGTTATGGGATATACTCCCCATCCAAAACGAAGGATGCGCTGCTTGCGGTGGCTTCCGAACGGGCATATCATCCGGTGAAAGAATATCTGGATGGGCTTCCGGTCTGGGATGGGGTAAAACGGGTGGATACGCTGCTCACGGATTATCTTGGAGCAGAGGATTCCGAGTATACAAGGGCAGTCATACGGAAAACACTGGCGGCAGCGGTAGCAAGGATTTACCAGCCGGGGGCGAAGTTTGACAGTGTGCTAATCCTGAATGGTCCTCAGGGGATTGGGAAGTCCACGCTGTTTGCAAAGCTGGCGGGAGCCTGGTTTTCCGACAGCCTGACGCTGACAGACATGCGGGATAAGTCCGGGCCGGAAAAACTGCAGGGCTATTGGATTCTGGAACTGGGGGAGCTTGCAGGGATGAAAAAGACGGATGTGGAGACGGTGAAATCCTTTTTATCCCGTGTGGATGATAAGTACCGTGCCAGTTATGGGCTGAATGTAGAGAGTCATCCGAGGCAGTGCGTGATCGTGGGAAGCACCAATACGGAGAGCGGGTTTTTGAGAGACATTACGGGAAACCGGAGGTTCTGGCCGGTGCGGGCGAACGGGAAGAGCGTGAAGAAACCATGGCAGATTACGCAGGAGGAAGTAACCCAGATTTGGGCAGAGGCAGTGGAAGTTTATAAGGGTGGCGAAAAGCTGTTCTTAGAAGGGGAAGTGGCGGCAATGGCAGTCTCAGAGCAGGCGGAGGCCATGGAGACGGATGACCGGGAAGGTCTGGTCAGGACGTATCTTGAAAAGCTCCTGCCGGAAAATTGGGATACTATGAGCCTCTATGAACGCAGGAATTTTTTAAATGGAAGTGAGTTTGGGGAGACGCAGAGAGAGGGTACTGTGAAACGCAACAGAGTGTGCAACATGGAAATCTGGTGTGAGTGTTTTGGACGGGAGTCTTCTACTCTGAAAAAGATAGATTCCTACGAAATCAGCGGAATCATGCAGAAGATTGAAGGCTGGGACAAGGCGGAGCGGGACACCTTTCCCCTTTATGGCAGGCAGAGGTGTTACCGGAAAAGTTGAGGACAGGCGGGACAAAATACAGCGGTGTCCCGATAGGCTGTCCGCTAGGAAATATAAGCAAAAGCAGGAGTTTTGGACAAGTGGACAAGAAATCCATATTGGGATTAAAAAATAAGAAAAGAAGCTGATTGTGCCTGTGTAATATGTGTATGCGCGTATATAGGAAAACACTGTCCGTCCTGTCCGCTTGTCCTGAAAATAGATTGGTTCATAGGAACGGCGGGTGATAGAAAATGCGGGAAAATGTAATTGAAAGACAGCTTGCTATGGCTGTGAAAAAGATGGGAGGTATGGCGGTGAAGTTCGTTTCTCCCGGATTGGATGGGGTGCCGGACAGAATCGTTTTGCTGCCGGATAAGAGAATAGCGTTTGTGGAGTTGAAGGCTCCGGGAATGAAGCTGAGAGCCTTACAGGAAAAACGGAAACGTCAACTGGAGGCTCTGGGGTTTCCAGTTTATGTGATAGATGGCGTAGAGCAGATTGGAGGTGTGCTGGATGAAATATGTTCCACATGAGTATCAGGAGTATGCGAAAGAGTTTATTGTGAATCAGAATATCAGTGCTTTATTTTTAGATTGTGGTTTGGGAAAGACCATCATTACCCTGACTGCCATATGGGAACTGCTGTTGGACTACTTTGAGGTGAGGAAGGTTCTGGTAATAGCGCCGCTTCGGGTTGTGAGGGATACCTGGCCAGGGGAACTGAAGAAGTGGGAACACCTGCAGGGACTTGTGATGTCAGCGGTTCTTGGTTCCGAGAGGGAACGGATAATGGCACTAAACCGGAAAGCCAATGTATATGTCATTAACCGGGAAAATGTGGAGTGGTTGGTTGCACATGGCGGGTGGGATTTTGATATGGTGGTGATTGACGAGCTGTCCTCTTTCAAATCACACCGGGCGAAGCGGTTTAAGGCATTGAAAAAAGTACGGCCCTGCGTGAAGTGGATTGTGGGGCTGACGGGAACACCTGCTCCCAATGGCTTGATTGACCTGTGGGCGGAGGTTGGGATTTTGGATATGGGGCAGAGGCTTGGGCGGTTTATCGGCGGTTATCGGGAACGGTTCTTTGTGCCGGACAAGCGGAGTAGGGAAATGGTTTACTCCTACAAGCCGAGAGAGGGAGCGGAGGAAGCAATCTATAGTTTGATTTCAGATATCTGCATTAGTATGAAAGCAGCAGATTATCTGAAAATGCCGGAATGCATTTATAACCGGGTGGTGGTTGCCATGAGTGAAAAAGAAATGAATCTATATCATCAGCTTGAGAAAGACATGCTGGTTCCATATGAGGACGGTGATATTGATGCGGTAAATGCCGCCGGACTGTCCAACAAGCTGATGCAGATGGCAAATGGGGCGGTCTATGATGAGAACGGAGCGGTAAAACACATCCATGACCGGAAGCTGGAAGCCCTGGAAGATTTGGTGGAAGCGGCGAATGGAAAGCCTGTGCTTGTTGCTTACTGGTATAAGCATGACCTGGTAAGAATCCGGGAGAGGCTTGGAGCGGAGGTGTTGGACACCGCAGAGGACTTCCAGAAGTGGAATGCAGGGGAAATCCCTGTTGCGGTCATCCATCCGGCTTCTGCCGGACATGGACTGAACCTGCAGGCCGGAGGCTCCACCCTAATCTGGTTTGGGCTGACCTGGTCTTTAGAACTGTACCAGCAGATGAATGCAAGACTGTGGCGGCAGGGGCAGAAAGAAACCGTGGTTATCCATCATCTGATTGCGAAAGACACATTGGATGAGCGGGTGATGGAAGCACTGGAGAAAAAGGACGGTGGGCAGTCGGCGTTGGTGGATGCGGTGAGAGCGAGGATTGGAGGTTGGAAGGATGGATGTGGAAAAACTGTTTAAGGATTATGATAAATGGAAAAGAGATATGGGGATTCTGGAATTTGAACTCAGCCGCTTTGAGGGTGTGCCATATGATGACGTGATAGAAAGCCTGTGCTTTTCCCATCCGCAAGGAGACAAAGTGCAGACCAGCGGGATTTCTGACAAGACAGGAAAGACAGCCATCATTTACCGCCAGGTAAAAGAAAGGCTGGATGATGACTGGTTTGACTATCTGATTGAGCGGTACAATTCGGTAAAAGAGGAAGTGGAGTTTTTTGAATACGCAATGAACAGGCTGAGCGGAAAACAGTCCCAGGTATTGAAGGATATGGTGCTAGGGCAGATGAGCTGGCAGGAGTTGATGAGTAAATATAATGTCAGCCATGCTATGATAGGAAAATATAGGAAAAAGGCAATTGAGGAATTGGAAGGGATTTATGGTATGAGAGAGCAGAACACGGAAAACTATATGCTGGATTAGGGACGGTAGACAAATGGTAGACTAAGAGTAGACAAAGAGTTTATTGAAAGTTTATCAGAATCTGTGTTATCCTTAAACTGCGAAGAACTGTAAGAAGCTCTGTGGAAAATCCATGGGGCTTTTTTCTTTTGCCTTTGCGTGGACAGGGGCTTCATCCTTTCACCCTGTCCGGTACATAGGAGAGGAGATGGATAAAATGCCGATGAAGCCAAAGAAGCCCTGCCGCCATCCGGGATGCCCGAAGCTGACGGACGGGATTTATTGTGAAGAACATGGATCGCTGCATTGTAATGACAGGACATCTTCTTCCGGGCGTGGGTACGACAGACGATGGCGTATCGCAAGAAGCAGGTTTTTGAAAATACATCCTCTGTGTGTCCGGTGCCGGGAACAGGGAAGACTGGTGAAGGCAACTGTGGTAGATCATATTGTGCCGCACCGTGGGGATGGCAGATTGTTCTGGGATGAAGAGAACTGGCAGGCTATGTGTAAGAACTGTCATGACAGCAAGACCATGACGGAGGACCGTTATCAGGAGTACAAATACTGACAGAGAGAAGCCTTGGGAGATTCCCAGGGCTTTTCCTCTAGGCGGTAGTGATGTGCCGCCTTCCATTTAACTGGAACTGGTCATGGCTTTGGATCTGCCGGATTGCGGAGCGGACAGTGAATGCGTGTCCATGCCTGTGGTAATAAGGTATACCTTTGGAGTGTTTGTGGTAGATGCGGACGGGATATTTTGTGTAAGAGTATGGTTTCTGGATAATCCAGCAATGCCTGGTGCACCGGGATTGGATTTCGTAGAAGTCATCCGTTTGCCGGATGAGTTTGAAATAGGACGAGGCCAGGAGAGAGTGCTCGTTGGATGTGAACATTATTTCTTTGCCTTGCGTTTGCCGGGCGCTTCTCCATACGGTGCTTGAGGTTCACAGACCATGACAGGCTGAGGCGCGGGTGTGATGCGGATGCAGTTATCTTCATAGGACACCTCGATGGCATCCCCGATGTGGAAGCCGAGAGCCTCCAGCCATTTTCCCTCCATGGAAATCTTAGGAGTGGCGGTGTAGTAGCTTTCCCTGCCCCAGACATATTGAGCCTGCCTTGCCCGTGAGCTGTAAAGGACTTTCATTTTCTTTGATTTCATAAGCGGTTGCCTCCTTTGGTTTTGGTAGTGCCATGTTAAATCGGATTCGGATAATTATCCAGTCAATTCGGAGGCATGAACTGCACAAATATTTGTCCCGTGGATTGTGCAGATTATTGCTGGATTCGGGGAAATCCGCCGAGGGGAGGGGCGGTCTGAATCTCTGGAACCCAGCCCTCTGGAAACCGCCGCCCCCTCAAACGTGAATTTTCGCATAAATCGGCAGGGGGGATAGGAAACCCGGAGCATTTCCATACATAAACATAGGATTTCCGCAAAATAAGGCAGGAAAGGTTTTGCCAAAAAGTACCGGAAATCCCGTGTTTTGAAGCTGGGAAACCATTTCAAAGGAGTGGTTTTTGGCTTTTTTATGTTTGGAGGTGTGAAAGGATGACCGATGCACAGGCAGCTCAGATAAAGGAACTGCGGATGCGGGGGCAGGGCTACCGGGCAATAGGGGCGGCGGTTGGGCTGTCCCGTGATATTGTAAGGAATTTCTGTAAGGCAAAAGGGATGGACGGCTATGCCAGAGCTATGGCACTTAATATGCAGGAACGCCTGGCGTGCGGAAAAGCCTGTGCCTGCTGCGGAAAAGAAATCAGCCAGCCGGGGAACGGAAGACCCAGGAAGTTCTGCTCAGACAAATGCAGGCGCGCATGGTGGAAGCTGCACCCGGAGGCGGCACAGAGAAAACACACCCATATAGAGGTGTGCGCTTACTGCAAAAAGGAATTTGAAGTCAATGGAAGCCGGAAACAAAAGTATTGCAGCCATAACTGTTACATCAAAGACCGGTTCTGGAGGGACGAGGATGGAATTTAAGAAAGTAAGGATAGCGGACTTGGTTCCGGCTTCCTATAATCCGAGGAAGAAGCTGAAACCCGGTGATAAGGAATATGAGAAAATCAAAAACTCCATCCAGGAGTTTGGCTATGTGGAGCCAGTGATTGTCAATTCCGATATGACCATTATCGGCGGACACCAGCGGGTGACGGTGCTTTCCGATTTGGGATATGAGGAAATTGACTGTATCGTCATTGATATCGACAAGAACAAAGAGAAGGCATTGAATATCGCTCTGAATAAAATCACGGGCGAATGGAACAAGGAGCTGCTGGCGGATTTGATTAAGGATTTGCAGGCTTCGGATTTTGATGTGTCTTTCACAGGCTTTGAACCGCCGGAGATTGAGCAGCTATTCAATGCGGTACATGATAAGAAGATCACGGAAGATGATTTTGACGTGGAGGCGGAGCTTCAGAAGCCTGCACTGGCAAAGCAAGGGGATGTGTGGCTGTTAGGCAGGCACCGGGTAATCTGTGGGGATTCCACTTTGCCGGAGACATACGAGGTGTTGATGGCAGGGCAGAAAGCAAACCTTGTGGTGACAGATCCGCCTTATAACGTGAATTATGAGGGAACTGCCGGGAATATCCAAAATGACCATATGGAGGATGGGAAGTTTTATCAGTTCCTTTTTGCCGCATTTGTAAATATGGAACAGAGCATGGAGCCGGATGCTTCCATCTATGTGTTCCATGCGGACACGGAAGGGCTGAATTTCCGCAAAGCATTCCATGCTGCCGGATTCTATCTCTCCGGCTGCTGTATCTGGAAGAAACAGAGCCTCGTGCTGGGAAGAAGCCCCTACCAGTGGCAGCATGAGCCGGTGCTGTTTGGCTGGAAGAAAGGCGGGAAGCACAACTGGTATTCGGACCGGAAACAGACTACCATTTGGGAATTTGACCGTCCAAAGCAGTCCAAAGATCATCCGACTATGAAGCCAGTGGGACTGGTGGCATATCCCATCCAGAATTCCTGTATGAGCAACTGCATTGTGCTGGACCCTTTCGGGGGTTCCGGCTCCACGCTGATTGCCTGTGAGCAGACCAGCCGGATTTGCTATATGGTGGAACTGGATGAGAAATTCGTGGATGTGATTGTACAGAGATATATAGAACAGAAAGGCTCCGCAGAGGATGTGTTTCTCATTCGGGGCGGAGAGAAAATAAGATATTCAGAGTTAGAAAAGGAAGGTGCCGCCGATGAAGCAGTTGACCTTCCTTGATTTATGCTCCGGTATCGGTGGGTTCCGGCTGGGGCTGGAGGCGGCCGGGCATAAGTGCATCGGTTACTGTGAATATGACAAATACGCAAGGGCTTCCTATGAAGCCATGTATGACACGGAGGGGGAGTGGAAAGCGGATGACGTCACAAAACTCAGACCGGGGGATATCCCATATGCAGATATCTGGACATTTGGTTTCCCCTGCCAGGACATCTCTATTGCCGGAAAACAGCGGGGACTGTCCGGCAAGCGAAGTGGAATCTATTACAGCATCATTGACCTCGTCAAAGGCAAAAAAGAAAGTGATAAACCCACATACCTACTTGTTGAGAACGTTAAGAACCTGCTTTCAGTTAATGGAGGCTTCGACTTTGCCGCCGTTCTGTCTGAAATGGACGAAGCAGGGTATGACGCAAGATGGCAGGTGCTTAACTCCAAAGACCACGGAGTCCCCCAGAACCGGGAGCGGGTGTTCTTTATCGCAAATCTTAGAAGCAGAGGCAGACGGGAAATATTACCTGTCTCAGGAGAAGACGGAAGAACTCTTAAAGAAGTTATAGGCGGGATGCAGGGCTACCGGGTATATGATCCGGAAGGGGTTTCTGTGACACTCGGAGCAAATGGCGGAGGTGTGGGCGCAAAGACAGGGCTGTATTTTATCGACCAGGTAAAGGATAAGCCGAAAATCACACAGTTGGCGAGATGCCTGATTGCAAAATATAATGCGGGTGTGGTCAACCGTCCTGCGAATTCCGGTGTGCTGGAAGCCCATGCAGTAATCACACCTGACAGGATGGAGAAGCGGCAGAATGGCAGACGGATGAAGGAAGAGGGGGAGCCGATGTTCACGCTGACCGGGCAGGAGCGGCACGGTGTGTACCTATGTAATAAGAGCACTGATGAATGCGATGCCGGAGTAGAAGTTCCTGTCCGCAATGGAACAAAGCAGGGATACGACCTGGCACATCCCGGTGATGGAATCAGCCTTGCTTATCCAAAAAGCAGTACGCGCCGTGGCCGGGTTGGCAAAGGCTGTTCCCAGACACTGGATACCGGATGTCAGATGGGAACGGTAATGAAATGCGGCAGAATCCGCAGGCTGACACCCCGTGAATGTTTCCGTCTGCAGGGCTTTCCAGACGAATTGTTTGAGCGGGCAAGGGCGGTCAATTCTGATGCCCAGCTTTACAAGCAGGCAGGGAATGCAGTCACGGCAACCGTGGCTTATGCGGTGGCAATGGCGCTGCCGGAGAGCCGTAAAACATCGGAAAAATAAAAGGAAAAGATGCGTGATTTCCTTGACTTTACACCCGTTCAGAGTGATTAATGTAGTACCAAAAAACAAGGCTCAAAAAGAACGGAGGAAAAGCCATATGAAGATTAAGACGAACGCAGAGAACAGGAAAGATGTTGTGAAGGCAGCCGCAGAGATTCTGAACACACCCTCGAAGTACCTCGGAGTCCCATCCTGCAACTTCCAGGTGGGAAACTGCATCATTGACCGGGCAGGAACTGTGGAGACGGAAGATGAGAAAACGGCGGAGATGCTTCTGGCAGGATTGGTGGAGAGGGGATTTGTGGATGCACCGGAAACGGACGAGGGTAAACTTCTTGTGGCGTTCCCGGCAGAGGGGCTGACGGCTTCGAACATGAAAAACCTCATTTTCCTCATCCACAGCAGGCAGTACCTTATCAACCAGTCGATAGGGGAAAAGACCTTCTGTATCCCGGACAGTCTGGTGGAGGAGTTGGAAGGAAATGAAAGCGAAACCATGGAGGCGGTTAAAGATTCACTTCTTGCCTATGCAGAGGATATGAGAGGGCTTGGAATTTCAGAAGAAAAGATTACTTTCCGCTTTCCTTACACGGAGGATGCGGTGAAGGTAAAGGCTTGGACGGATTTAGCCACCGCCATGGTAAAGCAGGCCAAGGAGCAGAAGCGGATTGATCCGGAGGAGCGCATTGAGGAAAATGAAAAATACTACATGCGCATCTGGCTCCTCAGAATTGGCTTTGGCGGCAAGGATATGAAGGACAGCCGTAATGCCCTGATGGTAAACCTGAAGGGGCATTCCGCTTTCCGCACGCAGGCAGACATTGACCGGGCGAAGGTGCGGACAAAGCAGAGGGCAGAGGCGAAGAAATTGGCGGAGCAGGAAGCCCAGGAGGGGGAAGGCGGCGGAGAAGCTGCCGGAATCGGGGAAACCGTGGCAGAGTTGTTTTTGGAGGAAACAGGCGGCAACGGGGAGAAGCCGGAACCGACAGAAGCAGCTTAGACACAGTATTTTCAGCCTTATTATATACCATAGAAGGAACCCGTAAAAACACACGATTGCCGGGCGGATTTTTCCGATATCTTTGTGTACATTATGCGCCGAAATGACTGGATAATATGTGCTTTCAGAGTGATTAATAGACTACCAAAAGAAAACGAAGAAAGCACAGGAGGCGCAGGAATATATGAGAACACAGAGATTCGGGATTGAGATAGAGATGACAGGCATTACAAGGGAAGAGGCAGCAGCGGTGATTGCCGGACATTTCGGGACAGAGAGTTACTTCATCGGGACCTACTACAAAACCTATGGGGCGAAGGACACAAAAGGCCGGGAATGGAAAGCAACCTACGATTCCAGCATCACCGCACAGAAGAAAGTGCGGGGAAGAATCCAGGCGGCGGATGACACTTTTAAATGTGAGATTGTAAGCCCCATTCTCACCTACGATGATATACCGGATTTGCAGGAAATCATCCGGAAGCTTCGGCACAGGAAAGCCCTGGTCAACGAGAAATGCGGAATCCATATCCATGTGGACGCTTCCCTTTTTACCCCGCAGACTCTGCGGAATATCGTAAACATCATGGCAAGCAAGGAGGATATCCTCTACAAAGCCCTGCGGATTGACCCGGACAGGCTTTGGTACTGCAAGAAGGTGAACGAAGAGCTGATTACAACCATCAACCGGAAAAAGCCTAAGACGATGGAACAGCTTAAGGATATCTGGTACGCGCAGGAGCCAGACAGTGAGCGGAACCAGCATTACAACAGGACACGCTACCATGGACTGAACCTTCATGCAACCTTCACCAAAGGAACCGTGGAATTCCGGCTTTTCAACAGTACCCTACATGCCGGAGAGGTAAAAGCCTACATCCAGTTCTGCCTGGCGGTCACCCATCAGGCGCTGGTGCAGAAAAAAGCCTCCTCCCGCAGGACGGAGACGGACAACGAAAAATACGCTTTCCGTTGTTGGATGCTCCGGCTGGGGCTGATCGGGGACGAATTCAAAACCTGCCGCCTGCATTTCCTTAAAAATCTGGAAGGGAATTCAGCATGGAGGCATGGAGCATAGATTACATACCTTTTCCACACAGGGCGGCACGGACCGCCCTTGGAGTGGTAGGAGGGAAACCTCACTATAAGTTGGAAAGGAAGATACGAGATGGGAAAATATTACATTGCTTACGGCAGCAACATGGATGAGGGGCAGATGGCTTACCGATGCCCCACGGCGCAGCTTTTGGGCAGAACAGAACTGGAGGATTACCGCCTCCTGTTTAAAGGCTCCAAGACAGGAGTATATGCTACCATCGAGCCAGAGGAGGGCAACCGGGTACCTGTCCTTGTCTGGATCATCGGAAAAGAGGATGAAAAGAGCCTTGACCGCTACGAGGGATATCCGGTGTTCTACTACAAAAAGGAGTCTGAGATTGATCTGGATGGGAAACGGGTAACTGCCATGGCTTACATTATGGATGAAAGCCGGGAGTATGGGAAACCAAGTGAGGGATATTATGGTGTGCTGGAGCGGGCATACAGGAAGTACGGTTTTCTTATGGAAATACTGACAGAAGCATATAAAATCAGCGGAGAAAATGGAGGAGGAGACTAAAAAATGGTACAGGAGAGATTATCCGGGAATGCCAGTGAGAAACGGAACTGCTGGTACAGAGGACACGGACCGGACAGCATGAGGGGAGAGCTGAAAAGGGGCCTTTCCCTGAATAGGAAAACACTGAATCGGAAAGTCCGGCATCAGGGGAAGGATGCCCTTCAACACGGGGATTATAAAAGAGTGTGCCGTACCTTGCGTATGATAGATTTCAGTTAGCAGGAAATCTTCGGAACACTATAAAACAGACGAATATCTTCGGAATTCTTTGGTAGATTTATGATGCTGAATTGACTGGATAATGTATGCGTTCAGAGGTAACATGTGTACTACCGGAAGGGAAAAGCCCTTCGGAAAACAAAACCACAGGGAGGAAATGCACATGAGAACAAATTTTTATCTGGATGGCAAGAAAACCACACGCAAGGCTGTGAAAGAACTGGTAGGGGAAGAACGGTTGAAAGAAATGATTCAGGAAGCAAAGGAGACGTTTGTTGAAGACCAAAATATCCAAAACAGCTATTTCCTTGGAAGCAAGGGGATGCTGACAATTGAATTCGCATAGGGAATTCTGGAAAACGGACAGAGGAAAAGGACCGGAGGAAGCCGGTCTTTTTCTTCTGTCCATTTTGAAAACTGCTGTAGAATGCACAAAATCTATGGTTGAAGATTGGTGGATTTATGGCTCCGGATTGACTGGATAATGTCCGCACTCAGAGGTAACATGTCACTACCAACGGAAAACCTGCCATTGACAGCTTTTCCGCACACTATGACGAAAAGAAGAGGAGGATATTTTCAATGATGAACACACAGGAGTTTACCACGATGGAGCAGCTCAGCATGATGGATTCCGTAACAAACGGGGCGGTTTTGCAATATGGGCCGCTGGTGCTGGTGACGGACAACGCTTACAGGGAAGAATTCACGGCACAGATTTACGAATTTGTGGAATCACCGGAGGAAGCAGGGGTTGGGGTTGAAGAATGCAGCTTAAACTTCTGCGAAAAAGCAGAGCAGAAATTCCAGGACGGCGGCAGGGCGATGGAATGGTGCCTGAAACGGGCGAAGGAATATTACTTAAGCAAATGAAAAAAACGGGCGGGGAGGCAGGAAAGTCTCTCTGCCTTAGAGAAAGGATGAAGCGGATGCGTGCATACGGGGAACGGGAACACCATGGAAAATATGTATTGGATGACTATACTTTTTCCAGAAACCACAGGAAAGCGGTAACGATACGCAGATGGAAGAGAAATCTGAAACGGAAAGCAAGAAAATATAGCAGGTTACGGCTGGACTAGATGAAAGGGGCTTCTTCGGAGGCTCTTTTCATTTGCCGTAAAAGATGCGGTTGTGCAGGAAGGAGGTGCGGTTGGTGGCGCAGAGTGGAAGAAAACCAAAGCTTACGGCAGTCAAGGTGCTGGAGGGGAATCCGGGGAAGCGGAGTTTAAATACACAGGAGCCGAAGCCGGATAAGAAAGCGCCCCGCTGTCCTTCCTGGCTGGAGGACGAGGCAAAGAAGGAATGGAAACGGATGGCGAAGCAACTGGAGCAGCTCGGCATCCTGACGGAGATTGACATGGCCGCTTTTGCCGGGTATTGCCAGGCATATGCCCGGTGGAAGGAAGCGGAAGAATTCATCACCCAGCACGGCACCATCGTAAAGACCCCGTCCGGTTACTGGCAGCAGGTTCCACAGGTTTCCATTGCACAGACTTATTTAAAAATCATGAACCGTTTTTGTGAACAGTTTGGGCTTACCCCTTCGGCCAGAAGCCGGATTACATCAGAAACAGGGGAAGGTAAGGAAAATGACGCTATGGAACTACTTCTGTTCAAAGGCGGTGGGCGCTGATGTTTGACAGGGAGAAGGCAGATTACGCCGTGGATTTTATTAACTGCCTGAAACACACGAAAGGACGTTGGCGGGGCGTGCCGTTTGAACTGCTCCCATGGCAGGACAGGATTATCCGGGATGTGTTCGGCACGGTGAAGGAAAACGGGTACCGCCAGTATAACACCGCCTATGTGGAGATTCCAAAGAAAAACGGGAAATCGGAACTGGCCGCCGGGGTTGCCTTATACATGACGTGTGGCGATGGGGAGTGGGGCGCGGAGGTATATGGCTGTGCTTCTGACCGACAGCAGGCTTCTATTGTGTTTGACGTGGCGGTGGATATGGTGGACCAGTGTCCGGCATTAAAAAAGCGGATGAAACCAGTCATGTCCGTGAAGCGTCTGGTGTATAAGCCAACCAATAGCTTCTACCAGGTGCTTTCCGCTGAAGCCTATACGAAACATGGTTTAAACGTCCATGCCGTGATTTTTGATGAACTACACGCACAGCCAAACCGGGAGCTGTTTGATGTTATGACAAAAGGCTCCGGTGATGCCAGGACACAGCCGCTGTTTTTCCTGATAACGACAGCAGGGACAGACAGAAATTCGGTGTGTTTTGAGCAGCATCAGAAGGCAGAGGATATTATTCTTGGGAGGAAGATTGACCCGACTTTCTATCCGGTGATTTATGGTGCTTCCGATGATGCGGACTGGTCTTCGGAGAAAGTGTGGTATCAGGCGAATCCGTCTCTGGGACATACCATTGACATTGAGAAGGTGCGGAATGCGTATCTCAGTGCCAAAGATAATCCGGCAGAGGAAAATATTTTCCGGCAGCTCCGGCTGAACCAGTGGGTGAAGCAGTCTACGCGCTGGATGCAGATGGAGAAGTGGGATAACTGTGCGTTTCCGGTAGATGAGCGGGAGCTGATTGGCCGGGAGTGTTATGGAGGACTGGATTTGTCCAGCTCCATTGACATTACGGCTTTTGTGCTGGTTTTTCCTCCGAGGGATGATGCAGAGAAATATATTATCCTGCCGTATTTCTGGATACCGGAGGAGAACATGAAACTCCGGGTGAGGCGTGACCATGTGCCATATGACGTGTGGGAGAAGCAGGGATGTCTGATGACTACAGAAGGGAATGTGATCCATTATGGTTTTATTGAGAATTTCATTAACGGGCTGGGAAAGAAGTTTCATATCAGGGAGATTGCTTTTGACCGTTGGGGAGCGGTGCAGATGGTACAGAACCTCGAGGGGCTTGGGTTTACGGTGGTTCCTTTCGGGCAGGGATTCAAGGATATGTCACCGCCGAGTAAGCGGCTGATGGAGCTGGTGCTGGAGAAGAAGATAGAGCATGGCGGGCATCCGGTGCTGCGGTGGATGATGGATAATATCTTTGTGCGGATGGACCCAGCAGGAAATATCAAGCCGGATAAGGAGAAATCTACAGAGAAGATTGATGGGGCTGTGGCAACGGTTATGGCACTTGACCGGGCGATACGGAATGGTGGTAGTATGGGGAGTGTGTATGATGATAGGGGGATTCTGGTATTTTAATTTACCGAGATACATGTTATATTTGTAGTAATGTAGCTGTAAATCAATACAAATAATTAAGGGGACACATTTATATGGGGAAAAAGATAAAAGATACATGTTGTTTATGCGGCGAAGTAAAGGTTATGACATACGAGCATGTTCCGCCTAAGGCTACTAATAATGATAAGCCTTTAAAGATGTATGATGGATTGGAAGTATTGGCATCAAATAAAAATGAAGGGCAAAGTTTAGAAGGCTTCCGCTATATCAATCAGCAACGAGGTGCTGGAGATTATACCTTATGTGCCACTTGTAATAATTTTATAGGAGATAAATATAATCAAGAATATAAAAGATTAGTTAATGATCTTGAAGCACTGATTAAATATGCAAGTAATGAAAATCCATATATGATAGAGGTAAAAACGAAGCCTATGGATTTAATGGCGATATTTAAGCAAATTATGGCGATGTTTTGTAGTATATCTTCCACATGTGCTAATGATAAAAAGCTTAGAGATTTTATTTTAGATGAGATGTCTACAGATTTTGACTTTGAAAAATATAGGGTTTATTTATATGGTGTCCATAAGTATTCAAAATTTGGAAGAATAGTTGGCGACTCTATTATTGTTAAGGAAAATGAACAAAACTTAATGTTATCTGAAATATCCTTTTTCCCTATAGGACTTATTTTGAGTATGGGAAAAATTAACAGCGCCATTGAGAATGATATTAAAGGAGTGGACATTACTAGTTTTGCAACATTTTGCTACGGAGAAGAAAATCAAATAGAATTAAATATACCAGTTCAAATTATATCATCAGAAGTAGTGTGCCGATTTGACAATGATTGAACCATTTATTATATAAAGCAAAGCATTTCTTTTGAGATGCTTTGCTTTTGCAATTCTTAGGAGGACGCATGAAATTAACATCTGTTTTAGGAATAAGGGGTGCAAGGGGTAAGCCCAAGGGCAGTTTCAGTGGTCCGGCTTATTCCTTTTTCTTTGGGAAGAGTACTAGTGGAAAGACGGTGAATGAGCGGACAGCCATGCAGACCACAGCGGTGTATTCCTGCGTGCGGATTCTGGCAGAAACGGTGGCATCCCTGCCGGTCCATTTGTACCGTTATACGGAGACGGGAAAGGAGCGGGTGTATGACCATCCTCTGTACCGTCTGCTCCATGATGAACCGAACCCGGAGATGACTTCCTTCGTATTCCGGGAGACACTTATGAGCCATCTATTGATTTGGGGGAATGCCTATGCACAGATTATCCGGGACGGGAACGGTAGGGTGCTTTCGCTGTATCCGCTCCTGCCAGATAAGATGGAGGTTGACCGGGATGAGAACGGGAAACTGTATTATGTTTATACCCGGAACAGTGACGAGAACCCGAATTTTGCGGAGTATGGAAGGGTGTATCTACGTCAGGAGGATGTGTTTCATATTCCGGGGCTTGGGTTTGACGGGCTGGTGGGGTATTCCCCCATTGCCATGGCGAAAAATGCGGTGGGGATGACGCTCGCCTGTGAGGAATATGGTGCTTCCTTCTTTGAGAATGGTGCAAATCCCGGCGGTGTTTTGGAACATCCGGGAGTTTTAAAGGACCCGGCGAAGGTGCGGGAGAGCTGGCATTCAGTATATGGCGGCAGCAGGAATGCAGGAAAAGTAGCTGTGCTGGAAGAGGGGATGAAGTACCAGCAGATAGGCATCCCGCCAGAGGAGGCGCAGTTTCTGGAGACACGGAAGTTTCAGATTAACGAGATTGCCAGGCTGTACCGGATTCCTCCTCATATGGTAGGAGATTTAGAAAAATCCAGCTTTTCCAACATTGAGCAGCAGTCTTTGGAGTTTGTGAAGTATACGCTGGACCCCTGGGTAATCCGATGGGAACAGTCTTTGCAGAGGGCTTTGCTTTTGTCCCAGGAAAAGAATGAGTATTTTATCAAGCTAAATGTGGACGGTCTGCTCCGTGGGGATTACCAGAGCCGGATGACTGGGTATTCCATCGGGCGGCAGAACGGATGGCTGTCAACAAATGATATCCGAGAGATGGAGGACATGAATCTGATTCCGGCAGAGGAAGGCGGGGATCTGTACCTGATTAACGGGAACATGACCAAGCTGAAAGATGCTGGGATTTTTGCCGGGAAAGACAGCGGAGAAATGGATGCAGGATAAAAACAGGATGAAGAATGGGTATAGGATAGATAAGGACGGATTTTAACAGGAAACAGAATAAAGGGAAAATGCAGGAGCCAACAGGTGAAGCAAAAATCATCTGCTGGCTTTTTCTATGCTTGGGAATGGAAAGAGAGGTTTGGTATGAAGCGGAAGTTTTGGAACTGGATTCGGAATGAGACGGATGGAGAGCGGACACTGGTGCTGAACGGCGAGATTTCAGATGAGACGTGGTTTGGAGATGAGGTGACTCCGAAACTGTTTGAAAAGGAACTGAATGCCGGAGCAGGGAATGTCACGGTCTGGATTAATTCTCCGGGAGGGGACGTATTTGCGGCGGCGCAGATTTACAACATGCTGATGGAGTACAAGGGGGATGTGATAGTGAAGGTGGATGCGCTGGCGGCTTCGGCCGCCTCTGTTATTGCCATGGCCGGGACTTCGGTGCTGATGTCCCCGGTGGGCATGATGATGATCCACAATCCCATGACCATTGCTATCGGGGATTCCAAGGAGATGCAGAAGGCCGGGGAGATGCTGGACGAGGTGAAGGAGAGCATCATGAACGCCTATGAGATTAAGACGGGGTTGAGCCGGGCGAGGATTTCCCACCTGATGGATGCGGAGAGCTGGTTCAATGCGAAGAAAGCAGTGGAGCTTGGCTTTGCGGACGGGATACTGGGCGGCGGTTTGGAAAAGACCGAAGATATGGCAGATGGGATAGGGGCGGAGGGCGTGATGTTCTCCCGGACAGCGGTGACAAATTCGCTGTTGTCCAAGCTGATTCCAAAGCCGGAAGAAAAGAGGACACCTGTGGAGCAGTTAGAGAAGAGGCTGAATCTTTTAACACATTAAATGTATGGAGGAATTTGATTATGAGTAAGATTCTTGAATTAAGGGAAAAGAGGGCAAAGGCATGGGAGGCGGCAAAGGCGTTCCTGGATACAAAGCGGGGGGATGACGGTCTGCTGTCTGCGGAGGATACGGAAACGTATGAGAAGATGGAGAAGGATGTGGTGGATCTGGGAAAGGAGATTGAGCGTCTGGAGCGTCAGGCTGCTATTGATGCGGAGCTGAATAAGCCGACTTCCACACCGATTACCAATAAGCCAAATGCTGACCCGGACGGGGAGGAGAAAAAGGGCAGGGCATCGGACCTGTATAGGAAGACTTTCTGGAATGCCATGAGAAGAAAGAACTTCTTTGACGTAAACAATGCCCTGCAGGTGGGGACAGATTCCGAGGGCGGTTATCTGGTGCCGGATGAGTTTGAGCGGACACTGGTGGATGCGCTGGAGGAGGAGAACTTCTTCCGCAGCATTGCCACGGTCATCAATACGTCCAGCGGTGACCGGAAGATTCCGGTGGTGGCAAGTAAGGGGGAGGCATCCTGGATTGACGAGGAAGGGGCGTTCCCGGAATCAGATGACGTTTTTGGTCAGGTGGCAGTCAGCGCTTATAAGGTAGCGACCATGCTGAAAGTGTCCGATGAACTGCTGAATGACAGTGCGTTTAACCTGGAGGCTTATATCTCTAAGGAGTTCGGGAGAAGGATCGGTGCTAAGGAAGAGGAAGCCTTTTTTGTGGGAGATGGAACCGGGAAGCCTACAGGTATTTTCAATGCTACGGGCGGAGCTTCGGAAGGGGTGACCATCACAACAGCGAATATCACCTTTGATGATGTGATGGATCTGTTTTATTCTTTGAAATCCCCGTATCGGAAGAAGGCGCACTGGGTGCTGAATGACACTACGGTGAAGGCACTGCGGAAACTGAAAGACAATAATGGGAATTATATCTGGCAGCCGTCCGTGCAGGCAGGGCAGCCGGATATGATTTTGAACCGTCCGTACCATACGTCTGCCTATGCGCCGGAGCTGGCGGCCGGGGCGAAGGTGATGGCATTCGGGGATTTCTCTTATTACTGGATTGCGGACCGGCAGGGAAGGAGTTTTAAGCGCCTGAATGAACTGTTTGCGGCAAACGGGCAGGTGGGATTCCTGGCAAGCCAGAGAGTGGACGGAAAGCTTATCCTGGCAGAGGCGGTGAAGACACTGACTATGAAGGCAGGCTCCGGGGCATAAAGACAGTCTGGAATCTTTGGTAATGAAGCTGTTTTCTTAATGTCTGTCCATGGGAAGGGAGGAGAAAGCCGGATGGTTGTGACTTTAGAAGAAATCAAGCAGTATGTGCGGATTGACAGCGCAGACGAAGATGAACTTCTCCTTGCCCTTTCCGGGACGGCGGAGAGTATTTGCAAAGATATCCTGCGGTGTAGTTTTGAACCTGGCGCGGAGGTGCCGGACACGGTCAGGACAGCGGTGCTGTATGGTATTTCTTATCTGTATGAGAACCGGGAGCAGGCGGATTTTAAGGATTTGGTGCTGACATTGAAATGCCTGCTGTTCGGGCAGAGGGATGAGGTGTTCTGATGCGGATTGGGCAGTGGCGGCAGAGGATTGTCATCCAGAAGAACCGGATGAGAAAGGATAAGGACGGGAACCAGCGGAATGAGTGGGAGGACTATTTCACCTGCTGGGCCTATGCCAATAACCTATCGGGGAAGGAATACTGGGAGGCGGCGCAGGTGAACCAGGAGGAATCCCTGTTTTTTCTGGTGCGGTACTGTAAGGAACTGAAAGACCTGGACAGCACGAAGTACCGGATTCTGTTCCGAGGCGATATTTATAACATCACGCTGGTGGATTTTATGCAGTTCCAAAATAAGGTTATCAAGCTGCGGGCGGAGAGGGTGAAGAGGTGAGGATATGACGGACCGAAGGGTGAGTGTGGACGGGATGGCGGAGGCCATTGCTCAGTCCATGGAGGAATATGCGGATTTGTCCAATGAGGTGATGAAGCAGAGCGTGACAGAGGTGAGCCGGTCCGTGAAAAAGGACATTCAGGCCAATGCTCCGGTGAGGACTGGAAAATATAAGAAGAGCTGGGCGGCAAAGAAAGTGCAGGAGGATGCCAATTCCCTGACTATGGTGATTCACAGCCGTGACCGTTACCAGATTGCCCATCTACTGGAACACGGTCACGCGAGACGGAACGGAGACCGGGTTGCTTCCATTCCCCATATCGCCCCGGCAGAACAGCGGGGAGCGGAAGAGTTGATGGAAAAGATGGAACGGGGGTTATCGCATTGATGCATGAGCAGGTGGTAGAGATGATTGAGGAAATGGAACTGCCCTGTGCCTATGGACATTTTGCGGAGGGACAGTCTCCAGAGCCGCCGTTCCTGGTGTTTCTATACCCGGAATCCCGGAATTTTGCGGCAGATGGGATTGCTTATTTTAAAAAGCGGAAGCTGCATATTGAACTGTACACGGATTATAAGTCTGTGGAACAGGAGAAGCGGATAGAGGCTGTGTTGGAAAGATATGGCATCTTTTATGCCAGAAGTGAAGTATGGATTGAGTCGGAACGGCTGTATGAGGTTCTATATGAAATGGAGGTTTGAGGAATGGGAAATAAAGTGAAATTTAATATCTGCAATGTCCACTATGCCCCGTTGACGGCAGGGGAGGACGGGACGGACACATTCGCAGTCCCTGTGGCGATGCCGGGCGCGGTGTCTTTAAGCCTGGACCCCAACGGGGAACCTGAGTCCTTTTATGCGGATGGGGTGGAATATTACGTCATCAATAACAATATGGGGTATGACGGGGATCTGGAGCTGGCGATGATTCCGGAGACGTTCCGAACGGATATCCTGAAAGAAGAGGCGGACACCAATAAGGTGCTGGTGGAGAACTGCAATGCGGAGACGGGAAGCTTTGCCCTGCTGTTTGAATTTGACGGGGATGTGAAGAAAATCCGGCATGTGCTGTATAACTGTTCTGCTTCCCGCCCGAAGATTGAATCTAAGACCAATGAGGAATCCAGGGAGGTGCAGACGGAGACGCTGGCGGTGAAGGCAAGACCGCTGGCATCCGGCTATGTGAAGGCGAAGACAGGGGATGCAACTACGGCAAAAGTGTATGATGACTGGTATAAAGCGGTGTATCTGCCTGCGGTGGAGCCGGAGACACCAGCCCCGGCCAGCTTTGCAATGAACCAGGAGACGGGCAAGGCGGCAGAAGTGAAATCCATGGCAAAGGCGGTGGCGGATAAATGAGCATAACCAGGAAGGTTGAGATTGACGGGCAGGAGGTGCTGTTCAAGGCTTCGGCGGCCATACCGAGGATTTACCGCTTGAAGTTCCAGAGGGATATTTACAGGGACCTGCGGGCTTTGGAGCAGTGCGTGGGAGGCTCTGAGGAAGGGGAGTCCGGTCTGGATTTGTTTTCTTTGGAGATGTTTGAGAACATCGCTTTTGTGATGGCAAAGCATGCAGATGGTTCAATCCCGGACACGCCGGAGGAATGGCTGGATGGGTTCAATACGTTCTCCATTTATCAGGTACTGCCGAAACTGATTGAACTTTGGGGGCTGAATGTGCAGACGGATGTGGAGACTAAAAAAAACTCCGCCCGACTGAGCGGGAGATGACAACGCCGTTGTTTCTGCTGCGGTGTGTGCAGTTGGGGATTTCCATACAGGAGTTGGAGCTGCTTTCTATTGGGATGATTAATGATATGTATGCGGAGAGCAGGAATGACGAGTGTAAGTTTGTACAGATGGCTACGCAGGAGGATTTCGACAGGTTCTGATTCCAGGTTTTGTTTTCATTGATTGGCCGGCTGTTTCCTGCTATACTGGTAGGGGAAACGGCCGGCTTTATCGTGCGCCCGGCGGCGCACGTTTCTAACCGGTGAAAGTCCGGAATCCGCCCGGTAGTGGGAAGGATATAGCCGAAGGCAAGGGTGTCCATCGTGAGGTGGAATCTGAAGGAAGCTGGATATGGGGAACATACTAACCCATGGGCAAATCTCTGGTCTGACGAACAGAAATCACATCAGGCTATGCATGAGGGTAAGACTGCGATACAAGTTGAAGCCCAATAACTACACGGAATCATGTATGGTAAATGTGGCAGATGGATGGAGAGAAAGAAACGTGTGGTACCCGGGGAGGTCTGTACGAAACGTCCTGAAAGGGATAACCATTATTATGAGGTAATGCTGAACGTACAGAAGTCAGCCGAGGTCATAGTAGCCGAGAGGCGAAGGACCGAATCAACAGGAGTCTTTAGTACAACCGGGAAAGGAGGAAAGAACATTGGGTACAGAAAACAAAGATAGCTGCTCGCAAAGAGATAGCGCGGAACGTGAAGGGTATGTGAGAGCGCACCGTTCTTTCCGCCAGATATGGAAGGAAAGGGACAGTGCACAGCCGGAACTCTTGGAGGAGATACTGGATAAGGGCAACCTCAATAGAGCTTTTAAGAGAGTAAAGGCAAACAAGGGAGCGCCAGGAATCGACGGGATTACCGTGGAAGAAATAAGCGCATACCTGAGGGAAAACCAGAAAGAACTTATCGAGAGAATCAGAAGGGGAAAGTACACCCCTGACCCGGTAAGACGAGTGGAGATACCCAAGCCAGACGGTGGAATACGAAAGCTGGGTATTCCAACCGTAAAAGACCGCATTTTCCAACAAGCCATAACACAGCGCCTTACACCGGTCTACGAGCCGTTGTTCTCGGAGAACAGTTACGGCTATCGTCCGGGAAGAAGCGCGAAGGACGCCATTCAGAAGGTGAAAGAGTATGCAGAACAGGGATACACCCATGCGGTAGCATTGGACCTGTCGAAATACTTTGATACCCTGAACCATGAAATACTCCTGAATATCCTGCGCAGAAATGTGAGGGACGAAAGGGTAATCCAGTGGATTAAGAGGTACTTAAAGAGTGGCGTGATGGAAAACGGAGTAGTTATGGAAACAGAAGAAGGTTCGCCGCAAGGAGGAAATCTTTCCCCCCTGCTGGCAAACATCTATCTGAATGAGTTTGACCAGGAGTATCAGAAGCGTGGAGTTGTATTTGTCCGTTACGCGGAC